TACTAGCCCGAAAGGCGGTTAGCCGATCATGGCTGTATACCAAGTCACATTCCACCAGCGGTTGGATAACTATGCGGTTGTCCAAACGCTGACGGAACCCGATGTCGCTGTTGGGCAGTCAATGACACTTGCTAGTTTGGGTCACTCGCTCAACGGCACTCATGTCATTTACGATCTGCCGAGTTACTACTTTCTTGGCGTTGACTCTGAAGGTGATCTCCTTTTTGATGTCAACCAACCGATCCCCAACCAAGTGTTGTTTTACAACGCTGGCGATGATCTAGATCGAAGCTCTACAACTACTGGAACTTTGACCTATACCGAAACTTGCACTTGGGTCACGGGCCCACAGATTGCGACCTATCTCGGGATCACTACCGCTGGTGATGAAACTGCCTTTTTGGTGCAGGTCGCTGCAGCTGCAAACTCGTTCTGTTTTCGTAGACGTCAAGAGTCCGGATACACGGACCAACTGACTGTTTCACCTGGTGGAGATGTCACGCTCGGTACGCTCATGTATGGGTCGGCGTTGTACAGACAACGTGGCAGTGTGGATCAATTCGCATCATTCACAGATATGGCGTCAGCGCCCACTGTAGGGCTCTCAGGCATTGTCAAACAGTTGTTAGGCATCAACAGACCACAGGTCGCCTAAAATGGCTTACACGGACTTCCTGAACGAGGCACTAGATGATCTGGTCACTACTCTCCAAACTATTTCGGGGCTTCGGGTTGTTAACGATCCTCGCAATATCGCTCCACCTTGCGCTTTTGTGGATGCTCCGACCGTCGAGTCGTGGAACGGCAACATTGTCAAAATGACGTTTCCTGTGACCTTAATCAGTAACGGCCCTGGCAACCTTGACGCACTACGCCAGCTTCTGTCGCTTACTGCTGAACTGGTTACAAAAGATGTTGCGGTTATGAGTGCTTCACCGAAAGTTGTTTCGGTTGGTGGCGCTGATTATGCCGGATACGAACTTCTCATCCCACTACAAGCACAGGATTCATAATGGACAGATATGTAATTACAAGTATTCGAGTTGGCGAGATCGGAACAGCGTTTGTTGCTGGACCGTCTGACGATATTGATTGGCTACTTGAAGGTGGCTTCATTCAGCGTTCCGACACTCACCCGTCTAAGGGTGCTAAATTGACCAACAAGCCCGACGCACCAACTTCAAAGAAAGACTGATCGTCATGGCTACTTCGACATACCTATCCAATCCAATCGTTTCTATTGGCGCTGTTGATATTTCGGATCAGTGCACGAGTGCGAACTTGTCGCAAAAGATCATGGCTTTGCCTGACGGTGCCTTCGGGTCTACCGCTACCAGCTTCACGGCTGGTTTGCAGGACAACACTTTGACCTTGGAGCTCTACTGGAGCACGGCCAGCAGTGAGACTTACGCAACTTTCAAAGCTCTAGTTGGTACGAAAATTGCGTCAGTAACCATCAAAGGAACTTCGGCCGCTACCAGCGCAACGAACCCACTTGGAACTTTGGCTAACTCGTATCTCGAAGAGCTTCCTGTCGTGTACTCGCTTGGTGAATTGAGCCGTTGCACCATCGTTCTTCGTGGTGGAACTTTCGCCTGGACTGAAGTCTGATCTAACCAAACCTAAACAAAGGACCCGACATGAAACTAACGATCCGTTTTGACATTGGTCAAGGACCTGCCACGATCACAACTACTCTTGCAACACTTGTTGCTTGGGAACGCCGATTCAAAATGAAAACCAGTGACCTTGCCGACAACTTCGGCATGGAGGACATGGCATTCATGGCTTGGTATACAGCCAAGATCCAAACCGAACACGGACAAACCATTCCGGTGGAGTTTGACTCGTTTGTTAACAAACTTGTTGAGATTGAGATCGTGAGCACTGCGTCCGCAAACCCTACGAAAGCGGATCGCACCGCCACTCTCTAGCCCAACTGTTAGTCATAACTGGCTATTGGCCACCTGGTATAGACTTTGATTCAGACGACCTCTCGACAGTCGCAAAGATTCTGAAGGAGAGGTGAACCATGTCAATGCAGATTCAAGGACTTGAGTCCACTCTCAAAGTTCTTAAAACGGTGCAACCCGAAGTCCAAAAGCAGTTTTTTAAGGACGCTAAAAAGATTCTTAAACCTGTCGTTGATGAGGCAAAAAAGTTGTATCCGTATGGCGACACAACTAAAAAGAATGGCGCTTGGCCGTCTGGTATGAGTCGCACCTGGGCACCTGGTGGCAGAGGTTTGTTTCCTTACTCACAAAGCATGGCCATTCGAGGCGTCAAAATTGAGACGTCATTGTCGAAGAAAAAGGACGCGGTTCTCAGTCTTGTGAACAAAGACGCTGCAGCTTCAATTGTGGAGTTTGCCGGTACTAATTCAAATCGTCTTGCAGACGCTCTTAACGGCTGGTCAGAGAAGCCTCGAGTAATGTGGCGTGCATATGAGAACAATGCTGGTTCAGTTGAGTTACAAATGAAAGTTTCGGTTGATGAAGTTATGGCGTTAATTAACCAGGTAACAAAAACGGTGGTGGTCTAATGGCTATTCGAATCCCAATCATTACTGACCTGCAAGACAAAGGGATTAGGGACGCCAAGACAGCCTTTGGCAACTTTAAGACTGCCGTTAGTAACGCTGAAGGCGGTTTAGGAAAGTTTAAGGCTGGTTCAAAGGCTGCTTTTGATGGTGTCAAAGCGCAGGCTGGCAACATGGCCTTGATGGCTGGAACTGCCATTGCTACTTTTGCTATTAAAGCAATCGGAGACTTCCAAGACCTAGCGATCGCTGCAAGCAAATTTAGTGATGCCACTGGTTTAACTGTTGAAGATGCTTCAAAGTTTATGGAAGCCGCCGGTGACATCGGCGTTCCTGTTGACAAACTTGAAACTGCTATCGGCAAATTAAACCGAACTATTGGAGCCGACCCTGACAAAGTTCGTGACCTTGGCGTTGACCTCGTTTACTTGAACGACGGATCATTAGACGTTAACGAAACATTCCTTAACACCATTGATCGAATCAAAGCAATCAAGGACCCTGCAGAGAAAGCCAAGGTTGCCGCTCAGCTCCTTGGTAAAGGCTGGCAGGACATGGCCGAACTTATTGAGATGGGCGCTGATGATCTCAAAGCCTCACTAGACAGCGTTGACGACTCAAAGATTATTGACAAAGAGGAAGTCGACAAAGCCAAAAACTATCGCGCCGCTATGGATAACCTCAAAGACTCTTTTGAGAAAATGGCTATAAACCTTGGAGAACGTTTACTTCCCAAAGTTGCCGAGTTGCTTGAATTGCTAGCCAAATTACCTGAAGCGTTGCGTGGTGCTGGAGGCGTCGTTGAGGATGCTTTCTCAGATGCAGACTTGGCAGAAATGGGTAACGAGGCTGCAGCTGCACGAATTGAAATGAAAGCCCTCGCCGATATGTACGGGGGCTATTACGCCAGTCGAGTGCAGGGTGCCAAAGACGACACCTACAAACTTGAGGAACAAATGCTGGCACTTGAGGAAGCAACAGCTGCAACCGAGGAAGCATTCCAAAACCTTAAAAACGAATTGAAACTTGAGAGTTCAGTTGCAGACGCTAAAGGAATGCTTGACCAACTTAAAGAAAAAGCCGTGGAAGCGTTCCAAGGTGCTGACGGTGCTTTAAGTGAATACGAACAGGGCCTTGTTGACGCCAAACTTAAGATCCTTGATCTTGCCGAAACCATAACTTTGACTGATTCGGAAAAGAATCGGATTCGAGTTCTTGTTGATACTGGTCAACTTGAAAAGGCTTTAGCCATGATTGAGGCGATTGGGAACACCGAAAAGTTCAAAAAGTTGTATAGCAATGTAAGTGATCCTTTTGCGGCTATTGCTGGCGCTAACACATTTGACCTTTCGGGTTTGGAGTTTCGTGCTAACGGCGGTCCGGTCATGTCGGGCGGTTCGTACCTTGTGGGTGAGCGCGGGCCCGAGTTGTTTACCCCTGGCTCGTCTGGAAGCATCACACCAAACAATTCTTTAGGTGGTGGCGGTATCACTGTCAATGTCATGTCAGCTGACCCAAATGAAGTTGTCAGAGCTTTACAGGCTTACAACCGCAACGTCGGAAAACTTCCAGTGAAAGTTCAATAATGGCTTACAATTGGACGTTTAAATTTTTTCCAGGTGACGTGGTTTTTACTGATGTTTTGTCTTTTAGCGGTTCTTTAGGTAGGCAAAATTATAACGACAACTACGCCGGTGGATCTTTTAACATCACAATTAAAAACAACAACAATCAAGTTGCAAACTTTACAAGAGGCAAAGGAATAAAAATAACGCTTGCAAGCGGAGCCTCAATCTTTCAAGGCATTATCACCAACATTGATTTTAATGACGATCAAGGCAATACAGGTTTATCAACCGCAACTATTACTTGTGTTGATTTAATTACCGTGGCAGGCAAAACAACCTTAAAAAACTTTACTTATCCAGCCGCAAAAACAATTACGCAGGCTAAATATACAAATTCGCTTCCCGATTACGTCACACCGACAATACAAGAAGGCCCCTTGGCTGGTTCTACTTTGGGTTTGTCGGATGCTTCAGCAGCTGCTAGTTACAGTGGAACGATTTTAAATAGAGTGAATTTGTTGTGTCAAACAGAAAAAGGCTTACTTGAGGCAAACGAAAGTTATATCTATTTTCTTAGTCGAGCCGATATTGCTACAAATCCAATTACGGTCGCTTTAACTCGAAGCACTGTTAGTAGCACTACTATTGCTTACGAAAATATTAAAAGAATTCAAGCCGGTGACAATTTCTATAATCAAGTAACTGTTGTTCCAGAATCGGTGGCAGAACAACAAGCAAACAATACGACAAGTCAAACTGCTTACGGCCTTGCTGGTTATCAAATTTCTACTGTTGACGCTACAACAACACAAGCAAGCGGTTTGGCCAGTTATTTATCAATAATGCAAGGAGACCCGACAACGTTGCGTTATGAAGTTACTTTTACTGATGTTGCAAATACGACTGATGCTTTTGCAGATATTTTGTATCGTCTTAGATTTACTTTTGAAGTGATGCTGTCTTTGCAATGGCAAGCGCAAGGGCAATCTTTGCAAACGGTTAACACTATTTTTGAGGGAATGTCTTTTTCAGGCACACCGTCTGAGACTCGAATTACTTTATATTTAAGCCCGTCAGAGTATTACCAAAACTTTATTTTAAATAGTTCAGTTTTTGGTATTTTGGATACCAGCCGTTTGAGCTGGTAAAGGAGAAAACATTATGGCTACACAGTGGACAGCAGGAACGACTAGCGGGCAGGTGTTGACTGCGGCGACGCTTAACACGATCGGGGCCGCATGGGAGTCATGGACACCAGTCTTGTCTGCGTCAGTGACTAACCCAAACCTCGGAACAACAAGTACAAAAGATGGAAAATACTGTCGAATCAACAAAACAATTATTGCTCAGGCAAACTTTACGTTTAACGGTGCAGGTATTACGGCTGGTGTAGGTTTCTACAAATGTTCTTTACCATTTCCTGCCATAGCGGCGGCCCCTACCGTTGGATCAGTTGTAGCCATTGACGTAAGTACTTTTGCAAGCACTATTAATAGTGTTGGTCTTGACACGACCACACTTGCTATTGGTTACGGAACTGGTGGCGCATCTTTGGCGGCTTCTATACAAGCAACAACCTATGCTTGGGCCGCCGGTGACATTCTCCGATGGTTTATGATTTACGAGGCGGCATAACCATGACAATTAACCTGACTACACCATATGACGGGGACACAATCCCAGACGACCACCTGCTGGAACGAATGCGCCAACACCGTGACCGCCTACTCAAAGAATCCGACTGGACACAACTACCAGACGCACCAGTAGACCGTGAACAATGGGCAACATACCGTCAAGCCCTACGAGACTTCCCAGCCACATGGACACCAGGCTCTGAAGCCGACTTCCCAGATACACCATGACTTTTAACCCTTCTAAAGCACTCATAGCCTTAGTCGGCTTAATCTGCATGACCGTACTCATTGCAGTCGGCGCAATAGACCAAGACCAAGGTTTACCAATCATCACCATGATTGTGGGCTACTCAGTCGGTAACGGCATGGCCGCACTAACCAACAAATCAGTCGAGCCAATCATCAAGAAAAAAACACAATGAAGTTTCCTGTACTACCGATCATCATGCCGACCGACCTGACCGGTCAAACAAACGGCAAAGTTGACAAAGCAGTCCTACGCACAATCCAAGCACCAGCAGGATCGTTAGAGAAACACGCTGCAACAGCATGGAACTGTTTACGCTTAGACGCCTACTTCAACAAGCTGGTGTGCAACCAAGTCGGCGCATACCGGACCTACGCAACTCAACTAATTATGTTTAAGGATCGTTACTCGACTACGGACGGTGGCCGTGTGCCACAAGTAATTCGTGTTTGGGAAGGCAAGAAATGGTATTTGAAGCCAGGCAAAAGCCCTAGTGCTACACCAGGTCACTCCGACCACGGTTGGGGTTTGGCGATAGATGTTGCTAACTGTGGGCTTAACTCACCTATTTGCAAATGGTTGTTAGGTGACGGTTTTGCTACTTGTAAAGCTCTTGAATACGGTTTCACTTGGGCTGTCGCAGAACCGACTAACCCAAACTTTGAGGCATGGCACCTGCAATATGTCACGGGTGATACATGGACCCCAGCGGTACAACGCATGATTGAGCAGTTCCCTAGCCTCATTGCGTAGTGCCTTGACAACCACCGACTAGAGTCGGTAGACAGTTCCCGACTTCAAAACCCGACTAATGGAGGAATCATGAACGTACGTCGTTTTCTAGGCTTATCCCTTTTTACTTATCTGATGTGTGCAGCTCTGGCGGTAGGTGGTGTTGATTCGACTAACCAACCCACTACAACGGTTCGCTCTACGATCGCTTTACAGGATTTAACGCCTCAACAGCAGGCGGAACGGGTTGAGGCGCTCACAGAGCCTTCTACGACTGTCTCACAGCCTTCCACGACTGTTGCTCCTGTGCCGTATGAGACTAATTGCCAAGAATGGTTTCCAACAGCTATTTCGGTTGGCTGGCCCAATGACACTGAGACGCTTAAGAAGTTGGGTCGCCTGCTCTGGAAAGAGACAAGGTGCCTTAACGTCAGTTACACGCATCCACAGTTCAACGGCCATGACCACGGAATCGCACAAATTAACGACATCCATCGTTCTTATGTAGAGCAACTTTTCAATATGCCAATGGAAGAATCCATGAGCGACCCGACCCTCAACCTTAGATTTGCCTACCTGCTTTATTCCGACATCGCTGAGACAGGTGGTTGTGGCTGGAGGCCGTGGCGATTGTGCTGAACATCAACCGACCCGACTGGCAGATTAGAGCATCATGTCGAGCACTACCGTTAGACCTGTTCTTTCCGTCCAATGGTGTTGAATCATCACGAAACCTCAATGTTATTAAGCCTTTCTGTGATGTGTGCCCGGTACGGGTTGAGTGTTTAGCGTGCGCTATGAGCCACCCAGACGAAAAAGGTATTTGGGCTGGCACCACCGAGAACGACCGTCGGCGAATCAGGTCTAAGAATTACAACGATCGCAAAGCCACACCGATGGTTTATAGTGATGGCAAGTACCGACAAGTAAAGGACCCGACATGATCGACAAGATTCAAGAAATGACTCGCGCTGTTACTAAAGCCGAGATAGCAATGAA